GATCAGCGAGAGCATCCCCACCAATACCGCGTCGCTCATGTGCTCGCCCCCTGCCTCGCCTCAGCCAGCGCCGCCCATGTTTTAGGGCCGACAACGCCGTCCACATCAAGCCCATTCGCCTGCTGGAACACCCTCACCGCCGCGTCGGTTGTCGGGCCGAAGTCGCCGTCCTCCGCAAGCAGGTTGCCGCCCTGCACATCGTTGAGCCACGTCTGCAGCCGCCGCACCGCGCCTCCTTTGCAACCGCGCTTTACCGTGAAAAACTTGCTCACGTCGCCCGCGTCCGCGCCGCTCAACGCTTCCGGGTTGTCTTTGGCCGTGTCCGCCTCGGTCAGCAGGGTGCTGACCGTCAGCCCGGACACCTCCATGCCGTAGTCGATCTCTTTGAACAAGATCACGTGCGTCCAGCCGCCGCTGGTCGTGCCGCCCACAACGCGCCCCCGCGACGCGCTGGAATGGACGGTGTTGCACGCGCGGCTTTTCCCATTCTTGTCCACGTCTGTCAGTGCCTTTTCCCCCACGTACAGGCCGACGTGCGTTGCGTCGCCCAGCCCGTCGCCCCGGTACTTGGAGGGCGTTCCCGCGCTGACCTCCTCCACGATTAGCAGGCCCGCGCCGGGCACTAGCTTGCCCTCGGCTTTCGCGTTCTCGATCGTCGCCAGGTAGGCCACGGCATTGCGGTACATGTCGTTGCTCCCGGCATAGGCCATGCTGCCCCCGCACGCGTTCACGCAGTATTCCACAAACGCCTTACAGTCCATCTCCTGATAGGTGTGCCCTTCGGCAACAGCGGCCACCGCTTTGGCCGCGACGGCTGCCCCGGTCGGTTTAGCCATAGTTCAAACCCCTCCAATTCAGAAGCGAGCCGTAAAGCCCGCTCAATCCCGCGATGTCGGGGCGGGAATCCACCCGCCCCTTATGCCCTACACCGCCGGCTCGCCCGCCGTAATCGTATCCGCCTGCGCCTGCGTGATCCACCCACGCGTTACCAGCTTCGCCAGCTGCTCCGCGCTGATCTTGCCCAGCGCGAACTGAATCTTAACAAACTCATACACTTGCACCACCCCCCAGCGCCAGTTCCAGCACCGCCGCCGACAACGCGTCGATCTGTTCCTGCAACGTAGGGCTGGTATCCAATGCAGGTGCCGGAAGTGGATCAATTACCCACGCGCCATCCGTTAGCACCCAGTCCCGCGCCGCATCAAAGGTAAACGCCTCCGGAACCTCCCGTAACACCTCGCCAGGCCCGCAATGGTATCCTTCGTCCGCTACGCTCAGGATCCGTCCATTCGCGTCCAGAACCATGTAGTAACTCCTCACCGTAATCCCCTCCTAGCTCAGCTGTCGGATTACACTGATCGTGAATCCGGCGGTTGTCAGCGCGCTGCTGACTGCGCCCCCCATCACATCGATTCGGCTCATGCTGTCAAACGTGATGGTGGTTCCACTCCGCGTAGCTTTCAGCGTGTATAAACGGATTCCGCCCGTAATCGGCGATGCAGCGACTCCGCACATTGACCCGTCCCGGTTTGCCATCTGGATTTCCATCAGCCCTGATCCGGCAAAATAGCACGCAAACTGATTGGCCGTTGCGAACTCCGGTGCCGTCGCCGTTCCGCCTTGTACGACGGCGGTTCCGCTCCATATCGTCGCGCCCGATGTCCGCGCGTTAATCGCGTCGATCTCGTCGCCCAGCACCTTTCCCACGGGCGCAGCCAAAACCTTGGTCGCATCAGTCCCGGCTTGATCGTTCTCAATGTCGTTCGCGTCAATGACTTTAATCCAGCTTCCCAGCGTCCAACCTCCGCTGTTATATGTCGCGTAGCATCGATATTGCGTTCCGTTCACCGGATACCAGATAATGGTTGTCCTCGCCGTACTGATACGGTGTATAATCAGCGTTCCGTATTTGCTGACGGAAGGGATTAGATTGGAGGTTGTTGTGCTGGCTGGCATAAATACCAGTGTCGCTCCATCGGGGAGCGCGTTCAGCACCTCCTCCATGGTCGTTGTAATCGTTACCGTCAGTCCCAAATCCGCTGGGTCGGTATAAATCCGGATGTTGTTGCGGGCCGTCCGACGTTGCGCGTCCGTATAATCCTGCGGCAGCACGCCCAGCGCCCCAATGCTGGTCAGAACATTCGCCTTGTACACGTCGCTGAGCGTCATGACGGCGTCGTATTTCAGGAAGTTCCCCAGCGTCGCAACGATGGATGCCAAGTCCACCGGCGCGGGGTTTTCAAGCCCTCCGTTGTTCGTGAACGAAATCACGCCGTGATTGTCCACCGCCGGCAGGTACACCGGCCCCACAATCCCCGCAATCGGCCCGTGGTTGACCCACCCGTAAGGCCCTGCGCTTTCGTCGCCCACATAGCGGTACAGATCGTAGGGAGCCGCCGCGCCTACCGCGTATACGCTCCACGGGTACGGTTCCGGCACCGCCTCGTGCAGCGCCTCCACCGTCGCGTAGGGCACGCCGATCACGGTCAGCGTCGTGCGTTCGACCATCCCTCGAATTTGGCGATAAAGCGTGGTCAGCGCGTCAAAATCGCTAGAACTTTCCAGCGCGTCCTCCGGCAGCACACAATTTTCTACAATCAGGTCAAAACTGGGACTATATAAATCGCTCCCGTCAGAACTTACAATCCGCAGATCGCACGTCACAATACCGGCGACGGTCAACGCCTGCGCGCTCAGGTACGCTTTGGCCCGCCCTTCCTGCGGCAACCCATTCAGCGTAAATACCGTGCCGTCCGGCTTCGTCCCCGTGAGGATCACCTGCGCATCCGCCGGCACCGTCACTTCTTCCGCCCCGTCCCGCAGGTCAATCAACAGGCAATATATGCGCGTATCCCCTTTGCGGGCATACAGCGCGTCCTGTTGCCCCGGTTTCCCTATGTCCAGGCTCAGCCGTCTGGGTATCAGCATGCCTCGCACCTCCCGAAATCAAAAGCCGCCTTGCTACTATCTTTATCATAGCAAGGCGGCTTTTGTTTTTCGCCCTTACGAAGCGCTGTTCTTCAGGTAGTCGTTGATCCAACCGTTGATCTTTTCCTGGGTGAAGTACGGCCGCCCCTTCTCATCCAGCAGATCAAGCGATAGGAGCTTGTTGGTGTATGTGGACACCGCCGCGTCATCACCGCTGGCATAGCTGGAAACAATCAAATCCTTGTATGAATTGGTGATGCTTGTTTTGACCTTCGCCGGGTCGGACGCATAAATATAGCGGTTCAGTTCCTCTACGCTGGAATACGGGTTGCTCGCAACGGTGGCGTTTCCGTTCGCCTCTTTGTAGAAATAGGCTTTCTGCGCATCGCTTCCCCGCAGATTCTCAAGAATGGAGATGGCCTCCTCCTTCGTGAACGAACCGTCGGCGCTCGCGGTTGTTTTTGCGGCGTTAAATTTGAGAATCTCCTCAGAGGAAATTCCAAGGCTGGAAGCCGTTTGCAGGGATTCCGTTTCCGCACCCTCTGCGCCCAGTGTTCCCAGAATGGCGCTTTCGGCTTCGGAACGCGCTTGATTTTTTGCGGACTTCAAGCCGTTTTCCGTTGCCGTTTCCGGGGCGGCCAGCACATCGCCCACATAGGCCCAATACCGTTTCAGGTAGTCCGTCTGATAGTCCACATACTGGGAAGCAGTGAGGTCGTACGCGTACCCTGCCTTGTCCTTCACGGTTGGGGTAAGCGCTGTCGGGTATTGCTCCGTCCCGCCGTTTTTCTTCACAAACCCTTCCAACGCCTTGGTTTCCGGCGTGTAGGGGCCGTCCTTTGCGTATTGGTTCATCCCGTCCAGCATATCCAACACCGTCTGGCGATAGGCGCGGGAACGGTCGCTTTCGGGTTCGTCTTTGGATAACTTGTTGTAGTTGGTGTAGAAGGTGCTCATGTTGTACAACATTTTATACTTCATTTGGGAAACCGGTGTTTTAGCGCTGTTTTTCTCCAAGGTGGCCGCTTCGGCATTGTCAAACAGCGTGTTCACGATGTCCGTTGAATATTGATTGTCCTTGACGTAACTGTTTGCAACGCCAAGCGTGTAATCGACGTTCTCCTTGCCGATCGGGAATAACGCCTGATTCCATTTCCAGAAACCGCCAAGGATATTCTTTCCCACATAATCCACTTGAAGCGGGCTTAACCCGAATACGTCCGCAATCGCCTTCGCAGCAACGCTCGTCCTCCGGTTAAACCGGTCGGACGGAAGCAGGTTTCGCATACTTTCGCTTTCAATCGGTCGGCCAAGAAAATCCTTGTTTGCCGCGACCGACGTAAGCACCCCTACAACGCCAAGGCTGGATACGGCGTTGAACAAGTCGCCCTGGGCCAGCCCACTCACAACGTTGGGCAGCGAGGTTTCGGCGGCATAGCCGTAGAAGTCGTTGAATGCGTTCTCGTTTCCGTTTGCGTAGTATTCCATTGCGCGCTCCATCAGGCTGGTCAGAACGGCAAGCTCGCGCGGTTTGGGAACGGCAAAGTACTTTCCGTCGCCAAGCGGAAAACAGAAGAAAGAATTTTTCGTGTAGTTGCTGAGCTGAGCGTATTCTTTCTTCTCCTTGTCATCCTTCGAATTGATCCCGTGCAGCAGCGCGGCGATTAAGAGCGAGGTCGCAATCAATCCGGCGGTGCGGATTGTCGCCGCCCTTTTTCGCGCGCTCCCGGAATACTCCTCTCCGCTGATCCAGCGGCTGAATTTGTCAAGACCCTGAATGCCGGCGTTAAAGAAAGGAATGAACTTTGTCGCCTGCCGGCTCATGGATCCGCCGCGCCGGAAGTTGACCGTGATGTCGTTGCTTTCATAGAAAGCCTGCGTCGGGCTCATACCGTAGTGCGTGCGCATCATCCGATAGGTCGCGTATCTTGGCCCGCTTTCGATCATGTTACTGACAAATTCTAGCCAATGGAGCGGATTCAGCCACTTCGTTTTATCCCCGGAGAAGTCCCGAATCAGATTACGCTGCAGGTTCGTATCCGCCGTGTACGCGCTCGTTTTCCCGCCGCCCATCGCCTTGTATTCCTGATAGAGCGCATCCGCGCCCCGGCCTTTCATCATGTTCAGGTACGCAGAGGCGATGCCCCCCAGAAGGCGAACGGGGTTCTTATCCTTGCTGTAAACCATGTAGGTTCCAATGTCCCGGGGGAAGTTGGAGAACAGACTCCATACCACGTTCAGCCCTGTAATGTTTCCGGTTACAAACCGTGTGATTTTCCCGTATGCGTCGATTAACGCCTTGTTGTGCTTGGGGGCCATATTCATAAGGCTTTGGAGCAGCAGCGGGTCGTTCACCTTGTAAAACTCCTGCTCCCCGTTTCGCAGCACCGTAACCACATCGCCCTTCGCCTTCCCCTGTTCGTATTGATAGGCGACGTCGTCAAAGTCCTGAATGAGCTGCAAAAACGTGTCCTGCTGTTCAGGGTTGGCTTCCAACACATTCTCGATCAGATCGTGCTTGATCGCCTTCAGGTCAATGGTGGTCCGTTTCAGCGGCGCGGGCACCTTTTCCAGAAACCGCCCCATGCCAGCCACGTCCTCGGTCGCGTTCACGATCTCCTGCATCACCCGGTTGCGCTCGGCGGCGCTGACCATCCGAACCATGTTGGTGATAATGCTGTCCACCGGCATGATAATGCTTCGCCCACTGCCCCGCGCTTTGCGGATGGTGCTGTCCTGGTTGGCGTAGCCTCGGCGGGTCCCAATCGCGCTCGCGTCTGTGCCCATCGCGCGGTTCAGGGGCACATAATACGCCCAGCGTTCCCCCCAATCTTTGGCGGCTTCTTCGCTGACCAGTCCGGTTTTCACGCCCCACGCGTTTAGGAATGCTCTCTGGAAAATATACAGCTTCCCGGAAGCCTCCCGGAACGCAGGATATTCCGCCTCCAACTCCTGCGCCCTGCGATTCATCCAGGTTGTGCTGTTTTTTGCGTCGTTGGCAAAAATTCGCATGCCCTCTTTGAGGCGTTCCGGCCCGTGGCGCACGACCAGGTATTCGTTGAACGCCGCGTATTCTGTCTTATTCCCCACCCGAATGGTGGAAAGCGCGTCCCGAAGCCCCTCGGATACGTAATTGCCGTTTATATCGTGGAGCTGGCCGGAAAGCAGTTCGCCCGATACCGCGTCGGCATACGCGCTGTTGGTCGCATACGTGTATGCGTTGCTTCCTGTGGCTCGGTCAAATTTCCGGATGCCGATGTTCGCGTCTACCCAGTCCAGGTATAGCCGGTCAGCAACGTCCACAACCTTGTCTTTTAAGGCCGCGTGATCGGCCGCGCTCTCCTTGCGGGTCATCAGTTCAGGTTGCGCAGTATCCGCCCCAAGGCTGTAATAAGCGTTGATATCGTCGGCAATCCCGTCCAGCGAGCGCAGCGCGTCCTCCGGAAGCAGCGAGCGAAAGAGAAGGCTTGTTTTCGGGAAGTCGATCTGCGCGGTATCCCGATTCTGCATGTACCGGCGAATATATTCCGCAAAGCCTTCCCGGACGAGCTGGTTCGGATCGTCGGCGTATCGGGCCTGCATATCCGCCCGAAGGTTTGCTTTCAACTCGGAACGGCTTTCATTGGTCAGGTTTTCCAGCATTTTATAGGTGCGTTCTAGATAATGCCCGATCTCATGCGCGGCAGCGGGCAAATCATTGGTGATCTTCGTTCGCACGGTCACGGCATGAACGTCGAATTGCCCCCGGATTCCCGATCCGCGAATATGCCCGGACGAAAGCGGAAGATTAAACTGCGCGCGCATTTTTCGGAGAATCGCATCAATCCCGGTCACAGTCCGCGATTCTCCGACACGGGAAGCGTTCCATTCGGTCGCGCCTCCGGTAGTGCCGGCCATTGTATCGGCCTTCGCCTTCATCAGGCTGTCAACCCCGTTGTCCGACTCAACGCTTTCGACCGGGTTGTTTTTCATTATCCTTTCCATAATCCGTTGTCCGGCTTCATTGGCGGGGATGAAATACCGATCCTGATAGGCAATCCTCTCAAAGATAATCTCCGGATAGGTGCGACGGTAATACCATAGGTTGTCGCCGGTGATTTCAATGCGCGCCTCATTGTTGACGCGGCTTCGTTTCAGCCGTACTTTGTCATTGTAGAGCCGCACCGTTTCTCCCTTTTTCAGAATGCGCTCGTATAAATCTCCGGCTTTGTATTCAATTTTGGTCCGTCCGGGTGCGCCAAGGCGAGCGAGCGTAGCATCCACTTCGTTCTCCGGGATCACTCGCCCAAGATATTGCGCGCCGTTATCGGCGATGATTCGCATCGCCTTTGTGCTTCCCGAGTGCGGGAGCAGGTTCCACACCGGCAGAAGTGTTCCGGTCAGCATGTGCATCGTGCTCTCGTCGTACTCCGGTTGTTTCGCAACCTCCTGCGCCCATGCGTTCATCCATTGGGAACGCGGGATTTCCTGCGCGTTCGCTTCCAGCGTTGACTGTTGCCACGTGCCGAATTTTGTGAAGGTCGGGGTTTGCACCTTGTACATTTTGCTGATCTCGCCCCGGCTGTTGGTTTTATCGGCGGTTTGGTATACAGCCCTTACCGCGCCCTCCTGGGTCCGGTATAATCCAACAAAGTTCTCCCGAAGTTTCGTAAGCGTGCTCACATCCCGGATGATCGCCGGTTTCCGCGATACCTTTGCCTGAACATAACGGGTTTCCGCTCCGGATTTCTCGTCTTTGTGGACGGCCTCATCATCAATGATTTCGATTTTTTCCGCCTTTACGGTTTCCATGCCCATGTCAAGCGTTCCGTTTTTCAGGGCGGTATCATAGGCGTTCTCGAAAATGGAGTAGAACCGGTTAAACGTTTCGTTCTGTTTGTCTACCGTAAGAGCAAGAATGCGGTTCAGGAAAGTGTTCATATCCCGGGCTGTCTCATCGTCCATTTTGAAGGAACCGTGTTCATCGTAGAATTTATCCTCCAGCCCCATAGAGGTAAGAAGCTCTTTCGCTCCGGCCTCATATCGAAGAGAAGCATAGAAATTGTACAGGGAATCCCTCGCAAGCGGGCTTTCCAGATTGTCTTTGGCCGTGAACATGCCGCCACCCGTCTCGCGTTGCCCTTTCGTAAGCGCACCGAGCTGATCCAGCCTGCGAGCTATCGTAGAAACGAAGCGCTTTTGGCCCATTGCATCCGTCGTTACGAGCTTATAAATTGGCGCGGACGCTTCGTTGCTTCGATGGGTACGCCCAAAACCTTGCACGGCCTTGCTTGCACTCCATCCGGGCTGTACAAGATAGTGAATACGCTGCTGCTGGTTCTTCGTCCGGAGGTCTGCGTGATAGCTCTTGCCAGTACCGCCAGCATCGGAGAAGATTAGAATACGCTTCTTCCCATCCTGAAAAGACTGTGCATCCGCGAGTGCCGATTTCTCCGATCTGGATTCTTCGACGCGAACCATCTGCCCGTTTTCATTGGCTTTCGATACGACGCGACGCGTTCGCCCTGTTACTTCAGCTACATTGTCAGCGCCGAAAGCATCAAACAGCATTTCAAGAGGACCGTCAGGCACTTTCATCTGGTTGATTTTTTCGATTAGTTCATCCCGCAGGCGAACAGCTTCTTTATCTATAATGGGTTCCCCGTCTTTCCCCTTAAGCGCAACAAACCGCTTCTTTCCGTTGTCGTCCTCAACTTCTTCGTAAACGGACACAGGGAAAGCCTTATTCAGATATTCAATCAGGGTTCCGCGGGGTGTAAGGTCAAGCTCATCAAGAACGCCATCATCCTCCGTGTCTTTGCTTTGTTTGGCGCGCGCAAGCTCGCGCTCCTGTTGGGCCGCGTTAGTGTTCACAATCTGAAGCACGCAGGATTTCCCATCCGCGAGCTGCTGTTTAATATCCGTGATAACGCTCGGCATTGCCATAGAGGTAAGAATCTGGCTATAGAACCGCTGCATGGAGCTGAAATATGCACTTCTCGCATGTGAACGCGCCATACCGTTTTTCTTCTGGTTCGTGATATTGAGAGCTTCATTCATATGCTGCATCGTGATTTGCCATGCTTCGCTCATGGTATCATAAATTTCTCTCTGAACCGGCGTCATATCATGTTCAAGCGTTTCGTATTCAACACCGCTGTAACTGATACTGCGGGCCAGATAGGAACCCATTGACTTCATGTCGCGCGCAACCAGCTCCATCGCGGATAGGCCGCTGGAACTGATCTGCTCAACAAAGTCAGTCAGGCTCTTGAACGCGGTTCCTTCTCCCCAAAGGCCAAGACGGGAAGCAAAGGAAAGCTCGGCTACATCTGTAGCGCCGGTTGCCGATACGTATACGATACGTGCTTTCGGAAGCGCCGCCTGTAGCTCCGCGCCTGCCTGGGCAACTTTGCTGCCATCTGTGCTTCCTCGTTTTCCGGCTTTCCCAAGAAGGTTACCCATCGTATGGACTTCATCGAACGCGATTACACCATCGTAATCCTTCCCGAACCAGTTAATAATCTGGTTAAGGCGGCTGATATTATTCTTTTCGCTTCTTAGCGTGCTGTAGCCAGCGAAAAGGATACCCTTTTTCGCTTCAATACTGTTGTTTAATTTTATGCTGTTCAGCGAGAAAACATCATCCTTCATCCCGCCAATATCTGTCCAGTCGCGTATGGCATCCGGTAACAGCTTTGCGCTCTTGCTGATCCATACGGCCTTTGTGCGCCCTTGACGGAAGTTGTCCAGAATGATACCGCTTATTTGCCGCCCCTTGCCTACGCCGGTTCCATCACCGATAAAATATCCTTTTCGGGTTCCGTCCGGTAAAATCTGTGTATGCGCTTGACCGGCATACACGATATTTTCAAGTTGAGCGCCGGAAAGCCCACCGTTTTTAATTAACTCCACCGGCAAATCCGGGATGTAAGTCGCTTTAGGCGCTTTAACTGCGGCCATTGCTGCGCTTTCCACAAGATTCGCTGGATGTTTCTTTACGCCGGAGAACGGTAGCGGTGACGGCACATATTCCGCATATACGCCATCATCGCTTACGGGATTTACCTGTTGCTCTCGTACAGGTCGAAGCTCTCCGACAGATTCGCTGAGGCCATGTCCAGAGTTGCCAGCAACATTTCCGCTGCCGTCCTGCACTCCTTCATTTGCGACAAGGTTTCCTCCTCGCTGTAATCCTCTATCCCCTCCGTCAGAAGACGGTACTGCTTTTTCGGACTGAGGTTCGGAAGAAACACGAACGGAGGTTGCGGCTCTACCATCATTTTGAACAGTGACTCCATTTCTTCCGCGCCGACCGGCATCAGAAGATCCTTCGGGAACTTTCCGTCCGCCCACGTTTGAAGGGCTTGCTGTACTGCTTGTGTCAGATAAAGCTGTTCCTCGTCCACTTCCGATAACGCCTTTTTCGCCTGTATGGATAGCGGCCGTTTGTTCAGCTCCTGTACCTGCGCTAACCATTCCTCTGTCATTGCGAATCCCCTCCAGCACCGTCGGTATCTGTGTAAGGTCCTTATACTCTCCGGTAACCGTTTCCCCGGTTTGCGGGCCGGTTTTATCGATCACCGCCAGTTGAACGCCCCAGGTCGTGCCATATTTCGTGTAGTTACTGCCGTCTATGCTGATATTAGCACGAACCGAGTACTTTTGTCGAATCCTATTCCACCATTCTTTGAAGGCCGGCGCGTCGTTGGCCATCCCTTTTCCGAGAATGGCTACCAGGCGCCCCCCGTCCGATAACCTCAGCAACGCCTGTTCCACGTGCCTTTCAGCGTTATGGGTCGTGTTTGTGCTGGTTCTGCCCGCCGTAGAACTGAACGGGGGGTTCATCAGTACAAGACTGGGTTTCACATCGTCCGGGAGCACATTGTTCAGTTGTTCCGCGTTCTCGTTAAAATAACGGTCAAAGCCCATGTTTTTAAGTACGGCCAGCCGCCGATCACTTAACTCGTTCACATCGACCGTAGCCCCCCACGCCTTGGGGAAAACAGCCAATCCGCCAATTCCGGCAGACGGTTCAAGGACAGTATCGCTTTTTTTTACATTTGCAACCCATGCCGCCAAATACGCGATGTTCGGAGGTGTTGAAAACTGCTGAAATTTCTGCTGCTCTTCTGTGCGCTTCGTTTGTGTTGGAAGCGTAGCCAAGAACTTATTAAGCCGTTCAACAAAGGAGGATGCGCTTTTCGCATTGCCGTTCGTATCTGGAACCGTTATTGTAAGGCTATCCAGAATGAACTTATTTACTGCAAGTTCAAGCGCGTCGTAGGCATCCTTCGGCGTGTATTTCCCCTCTGCCTGTGTTCCCCCGAAAGCTTTGTCTGCAAGGTCAAAAAGAACCGAAGAATTGAACGTGGTTCCTTTGACAATATACTTTTCAAGAAGATCACCTGCAAGCTCTTCAGAAGGGCTTTTTTTCGATACCAGTCGGTATCCATTCTCTTTCGCCTCTTTGAGCATGCGCTTATGGGCTTCCTCCCGCGCGTTAAATACCGGGTACGTAGGGGGCTCAGATGATGTATTGCGTTCTGTGCTGGTTTGCGGTATAATTGTTTCGGGAGGAGAAGCAGCTGACGTTTCGGACGTACTCTCACGCCGGGGGTTATCATCGGCAGTCTGCGTAACTCCCATCTTACTTAAATAAGCGGTTTCTATCCACAATTTATGGTGACTGTTATCGGCGGCAGCTTCAGAAATATAGTAAGTGCCGTCGATTTTTTTATACAATAGAAGGACAGGAGCGGGTTTCCCATCGGCTCCCATATGGGATTTGCTATATACCGGTTTCCCGCTTTGATCGACACATCTTTCAACTCCGTCGTAATTAGCAACAATATAACCCATGCGGGCGATATCATTAGGGTTCGCCATACTCGTATCGGCGGCCCCATTTTTTCCGTGGCGTTTGTCAATGTGCGTAAAACTGGAACGATCAGCCCACACCGTATAACCGGTAAAATCAGACCCCAGCGCCTGTTGAATATCCTTAGCCATGTGCTGTGAAACTGGCGCGATCTGAACGCGGTGGTTGCTTTCAGAACGGTTCTGTTGATACAGTTTTGCCAGCGTAAGCACTTTGTTATCGACGGAATCCAGATACTCCTGTTGTACCGCCCGCTCCGCTGCTGTGTATTGCGTCGGGTCCTTGAAGATTACGCCGGTGGATTTTGCCCCTTCCTGCGTGGCGGCCTTCCCGTCGGAATACGCGGCCGCTTGCGATGTTTTGTTCTCAGCCTTGCCAAAATTGTACGCCGAATAAAGCGCGTTCCCATCAAGCGGAGTATCCTCCGCAATCTCGGCCATGGTTGCGTTTGTGCTCTTTGCTTTTGCATATACATCCATATACGCGAGCGCATATTCAGCGGGTAAAAGGCCCGTATTGTGGTCGTAGTTTTTCAGAAACGCGCTCGCTTGTCCGCTATCCCCCAGCACTTTAGCAGTCTTTTCAAGGCTCGCCATTGTTTCATCCGTATACCCATACGAGTTATGAGAAATTTCGCTTTCGTTCGCTGGCGTTTCTGCGTTTTGCAATTCTGGCGTATTGGGTTCCTGCTGTGCTTGCGCGGGCTGCCCCGAAGGGGATACGGTTTCGGGTGTTTGATCAAGCGTAACGGAAGGGAGTGGCTCGTCCATTGGCGTTGTAGCTTCAACGCCACGAACGGGCACGCTTTGCGTGTTGCCAGAACTGAATTTTACGCTGTTGTTTGTTTTTACTATTTTCGGCTTGCTTTGGGCATCAAAAGACTGCACGGACGGTTGCTCGCCCGTGGCAGGCGCGTCTTGCAGCGCTGCCTCTTGCGCGGCTTTATTCAATATGTTTTGAGGGGTTACGCCCGTTTCGGCCTCGCCCTGTTCGGCCTTCGGTTGCGCTTGTTGGGTGGCCTGCACGCCCTCCTGCGGAAGGGCCGATTTCTCGCTTGTCGCTTGGTTTACAATCGAACCAAGGCCATAACTTGCCGCCGCGCTCACGGTACCGCTCAAAGCGCCAACCAAGCCGGCCCTAACAATATTCCCAACAAGATTCTTGTTTGCTTCCGCCTCGGCTTCCTGCATGCTCATGCCGGCCGCCATGTATTGCTGAATCGATTGCGAGCGATCGCTCATAACGCCCATGATGGCCGTGTCGCTCAAGGATTCGATCGCTTCGCTCGCCATTTCGCCGGGCGCTTCTTCGAGCGCGCTGCTTAGCGTGCGAGTAATCAGCCCCTTCAAGCCCTTCGCTCCGCCATCGGCGAACGCGCCAAGAACCTCTCCAACAGGGAGAAGTTCGGTCGCGGTTTCAGCAATCAGAGTAACACCGCCGGAAATTAAGGCCTGCTCGTTTGTGCCGCCCTTCATTTTGACGGACTGAATTGTATCCGAAGCTGCTGACATCCCCATGCCGGCAAGCGATCCGCCCATCGTGCCCATGCCTGCGACCATAGACGCGCCCATATCTCCGATGGATGTTCCAGCGTCGTATAACATTTGCGCAACGTTGTTCCCAAAAGTACCTTCGCCTAAGTCGTTTTCAATTTTTTGCTTTACCGCAGAACGCGGCGTGTTGGTATACTGGTTCGCGTCAAAGTACTCGCTATACGGGTTTATGTTCTTTCCGCGAATCCCCTGCGCTATTCCGTAAAGCGAGCCGGCGATCTTCGCGGGGGATGTGACGACGGAAGCTGCCGTGGCTGCCACAGGGTGCTGCTCCGCGAAAGAAGTGAGATTTTCTTGCTGGAAGTTATACTGCCGCTTGTCAAGGCTATCCTCGGTTTCAGATTTCAGGCCGTTGAAATAAGCGCTCGCTTCCGGTAGCCCCTGCGTCTGCGCAACGTAGTAATACGTGTCCCGTTCTTCCTGCGTCATGCGGTCTGCAACGGTCGCATTACGCCCGGGGCCGCCGCTGCTGTACGTATCATACGTGCCGGGAGCTTTCTCGGACGCAAGGACAGACTTCATTATGTCTTTGTCTGGGTCGGAATCCCTGTCCCCGGCAAAATCAGTATGTTCATTCTTAAATTGGTCAACTTTCGCGCGGAAGTCCGCTTTCTTCGTAACATAGGGAAGATAGTTTTCCTGCTTGTTTCGGAAAATCGGGATTCCATTTCCATCATCCGCTTTTAACACGGGGGTATCCGATGTAATCGCACCGTACGGGTTTTCTTTCTGGCTGGTCGCCTCGATTGCCGCCTGTGTGAGTCTATCAGTTGGGGACGCTGCCGTTTGCAAGCTTCTCAACCGCTGACCCGGGATGTTGTCATTTTCCTGGAAGTTAAGGTTGGAACCAACTTCGCGCGGTTTGGACTGCTTGTCCTCCTGCACCTGCCGCTTGGCTTCATTGCTCATTACTTTGTTGTCATATAAGCGTTTAAGCGCGGCACGCTCCTCCTCGATACTGGAGGATACGCGCTTCCCCTGCGCAGATTTGAGCCTTGATGTGCGGCTTTCGATTTCGCCAAGCATTTTCTCGGCACTTCCGGCGCCTGATTTTTTATCAATGCTTTCCGCATTTTCGTTGACATACCGGCGAGCATAATAAGCGTCTTTATACGCTGCTTTTGTGTCAGAATAGCTTTTACTGTCAGCGTTCCCTCGAAGTATGGAATTGCTCTTTTCAATAAAATCTCCATACTTGTTCTTTTCGCCGCTTACATGGGAAAACACGTCGTTCACGGAACGCCCGGAGGCAGTACGTCCCTCATCATACATTTTTACGTATTGGGAAAGATCAGAATCGCCCTGCGAAGAAGATTGTTTGCGTTCCTTTTCTTCGTACAGTTTCTTGAGCGTCTTTTTCATCTTTGCGTTGTTGGACATATCAGCACATCCTTTCAGGAACGCTTCGCAATCATTGCCTTGAGATAGTCAGAGTAAGAGTTGGTGCCCGACACAGAAGATGAGCCTGAAGATTTGCGACGTGTCCACTCGCTGTTTGTCATAATGCCGCTATCGCCAGTAAGCGCGGCGTATTCGTTGTACGATGTTGGCAACGAATACGAGGTTCCGCTGCTCTTTTTACTACTCCCGCCGCTGCTTCGCTTGGAGGATGTTGCCGCCGCAAGCGATTTCGTATAATCGTCCTGAGCCTTCTGGTACCAGTACGTGCGGTCTGCCTGCCATGCGGCCAGATCGTTCTCATAGCGGTTATATTCCTGCTCGCTCATATCGTTTGCGGCATTGTACAGAAACTCCAGCTCGGTGTTATAATCGCTGACACTATCACGATATTGGTTATAGAACACGCTCTCCTGATTTTGCAGGGTCGTGATGTTGTTGTTCAACGTCGTGCCTTCGTCCTGATACTGCTGGTAAGCGTCGCTCCGAAGTTCCGGAAGCATGTCGTTCAATTTTGACAGGTATTCTTGATAGGTTTGTTGCCCAACGCTTTGGGCGTAGCTGTTTCCATATCCCCCGGAGAGGGCGACCGCCTGACCGATCGCATCCCGGCTCGCCTGTTGCCCCTGCCGCTGGTAGCTTTCCGAATACTGCTGATACAGCGGATCCGTGCTTGAATCATAAGAAAAACTCTTTCGGTTCAACGCCTTGTCAATCAGGCTTTGAATCTGATCGCCGTATTTGCTGACGTAGCTTGACGGCTTTTTCAGATTGTTGACTGAACTCCACGCGTCCTTGACCGCTTGGCTTTCGGTATATGTGGGTTTGTTGTTTTCATAGTTCGTGGATGTGGACGGGGTTGTGTAATACGTTCCCGTAATTCCGCCCAGCGCTGTTTTAGAACTGCTCGTTGTTCCGCTGGACTTTTTCGCCGTCGTACCGGACGCGGCTGACGTTGCGGCCTGACTTTTCAGGTAGCTCGCCGCGCTTGCCGCAGCAAGCTTCTCCGTATCTTCTTTATTGCTGGCCATATTCGTCGCCCCCTATCGTCCAACAAATACCTTGAGTTCCCGCGCCTGCGCGTTAAAGGAAACGCCCGTGATTGCCTGATACCCCGTATACGTCTGTTCCGTTGTCCACAGGCTCGCGCCGTCCTCTGCCACCCGCTCGGTCAGCACTTCCACCGGGTTCAGCGCTCCCGGCGCGCCCAGTACCGCCGTCAAGTCCCCGAAGGCAACCGCATCCACCGGATGCACACAGATCACCAGCAGATCAACCGCTGTCATGGTCGTGGGGCTGCATAGCGTCACATCCCCGATTTCCGTACCGTTACTCAGCCGTATCTTCATGCGGTTCATCCTTTCCGGCTTCGGGCGTTTTTTCGTCCGTGATTGCTGTGGCAATGGTCTGCATGGCTGTCACCTTCAGGCTAATTTCTTCCATCGTCCGTACCGGAATCAATTCCAACAGGCGTAGCGCGCTGTCGAGCCGGTTCATATTCACCTGTTTCATGCTGCGTTCTCCTTCTTGTTGCGTTATGCCCATGTCAGTACGTTTCGGTAGGTTCCGCCGATGTTGATGCTGTTCAGGCTGACCGTATGCCCGTTCAGGTAGAAGGACGATGCGTGCAGGTCCGCGCAGTATAGGGAATTGGCCGATATCGTCCCGTCAAAATAGGATAGGATCGTCGCCAGATTGGCTTTCATGGAGGCGTAATCCGTTTCCATCGCGCTTGAATCAATCGCGTGCGAGCTGATTTTGTACACGTTGATGGAATAATTGGTGACCGCCTCACCAGCGAGCGTGTTGTCTGCGCCGTAGGTCACTGACCCCGCGTCCACGCTTCCCCGGAAATGCCCTTCCGCGCAGTACAGCGCGCCCGCCTTCGTCACCCCGAAGCTCGCGCCGATCTTGAAACGCCAGTCCTTTCTCTCCCCGCTGTCCGTAATCTCAGTTGCCTTCAAAATATCGGCGTTCCCCCAGTACAGCGTTGGGGCCACGCTGTCGCTGTTGGCGCCCAGATACTGCCCGGTGGCTCCGATGGTAAAGCCGCCGATTTTCCCGCCCGTCACAATCAAAAAGCCGCTGGTATCCACCGAAAAGGTTTCGTTGATGCTCACGTATCCGGTCAGGCTGATCTTGTTGGCGGAAATGGCGATTTCTTCCGCGCTCTGGTTGATGGTGCTGATAACGCTGTTCTTGGATACTTTCGTCTGAATCAATTTAGCCGTCTGCGTGATGTAAGACGTATAATTATCAAGCGACACATATCCGTTGAGCGCCCCGTCCGCTTTTACCGCCTGATCGATCACCGTCGAAACGCTTTCCGCCATGTTGTCGGTGTCGATGTTTGATAGAACTGAACTGAGCGTCTTTTGCAGCGTGTAGATGTATTCAATCAGCGTGCTGATCTTTTCATCCGTTGTTTTTTTGGAATCGATATCGGGCATTTTGACGTCAAATCTCATACTTGTCACTTCCCGCCGAGATACGCTTCGCAATGGAGAACAGCGAAAATTCGCCCTTTCCCTGAATGCGGAGCTTCACCGTTCGACAACGTTTTGTCGTAATCGGCAAAACCATGTTTTGCGGACGGATCACGGCAGTATGATAGATTTCAGTCCACGCCCCAAATCCGTTATACTGGATCAGCACTTTCATGCTGCTTCCCAACGCCAGATCAACCGAAAGCTGAATCCCCGAAATGTATTTGGTATAGGGGTTTTCCGTCCCAATGTCCCCCGTTTCAAGCATCCATTCAATCGGGCCTTCCAGCGCTTTTCCGGCATCCCCGTATTCGTCCAGCGTACCGCGAGCGCTGTATAGAATATTGTCTGCAATGAAATAAAGCTCTCCGCCAAGCTGAACAAACCAGCGAACATTGAGGTTATCCTCTTTGCTCCAGGTCTGGTTTTCGGTGTCGTATACAAACAGCGAATGCTCGCCGTTTTGTTTTTCCATGCAGATGTAATAATAGCGGCCCCACGCCCCCGCGACGGCGTTCCGATACGTTTCGTTCCCAAGCGCGGCCGATATCCCGTTGGGCAAAGACTGCGCGAACGCGCATACATCGTTGAGCGCCCGATAATACAGAACCTCGTTCACAACGCAGAGGCTTTTTCCGGACCCTTGCGACACTCCCCGCGCCCCGGTATCCGATAGGGTAAAATTGCTCGGAATGGTTCCAAGAATTTGGTGGATGATGTTCTCCTTGAAAAAGAACACATTGCCCAGGTGCGTTGCCGCTCCCGTGAACGGCCCCGCGCTCCCGACCGTCACCGCATAACTGTCGGTGGAAATCCCTCTGTACTGATACCAGTTCTTCGCATCGCCAAGCGCACAGGCATAAATTTCGTTATTCGCGCTGTTGCAGCCCCAGAGTCGGTTGTTGCTTTCCGTGATGTATTCCATGTCCGGGGTGTATCGGTCAACCGATACCGGAACGCTGTTCACCGCGATTGCCTGCGCAATGACGGCGGTGATCACAATCCAATCCTCCCCGCGCGCGGTCAGGAAAAAATCCCCGTTTAGCGCTGCGTTATCCATCCCCGCGATGGTTACGCTGTCATATTGCGAAAAGTCCGCGCCAATTCCGGGTGCGATGATCTTGACATACACGGTTTGGATGGTTGTCCACATGGACAGGCTCGTGCTGTATTGTTTCAAAATGGAGGTTTCGCCGCTGATGTCCAGCCAATAATCCCCGTTTTCGGGTGCATCGGGGGCAGTGGAGCTGGCCGTATAGCTGGAGTAGGCGTTTCCATCCGATCGGCACAGGACGGCGCTTACCGCTCCCGCGCTGACGTAGTGCGCTTCCAAAGGGCCAAACTCTCCTGTGCGCGTGTTGTAGTATACCTTGTCCGGCCAGATGACGATATTCGCGCCCATGCGCATAACCTTTTTTTCCGTGTCCGTAACCGTCCCTACAGCTTCTCCGTTGTAATACAGGGTCGTACCGTCCACCCAACCCAGTTTATCATTGGCAAAAAGTCCGTTTGCCTTCTCCAACTTTCTGAGAATCCCACGCGCGTGACGGGAGCGGATTACCGGGAGGTATTCTCCGGTGACGTTCTTCTGGTCAAAGAATTCTGTGGAATTGATTCTCATTCCATGGTTGTATCCCGTAAACCCGTTTACGCCATCCATGCTTGACGTAAGCGGTTTCAAGGCCGGAAGCTCGATCATCGACGAACGCTCCCTTCTATACCGTAATCCATCCGCTATTCAGATCGGCATGGCTTTGGGCCACGCTCGCTGCATAACTGTTTTTGTAGCTGTTGAACAGCTGCATTTCGTTCGCGTATCGGTCGTATTCCTCATTTTGGTTGTCGACCATGGCCGATAGCCAAAACAGGTAGATTTGTTCAAACGGGAAAGGCACCAGCAAAACGGTATTCAAGTCCGTGTCCACGGAATAGGCTTTGCTAAGCGTTGGCATGCCCGCTCTGCCCTGATGAACGGATTGGCTGATTTGCCCGTCCAGATCGCTGATCCAGCTGACAAGCGTTTCCTGACTGTAGGCATTGGGCTTCGCCGCCTGAAACCGGGTTAACAGTTCACGGATGATCATCAAACATCAGCTCCGTTCCAATCGCAACGCCCCAGTCCTGCCCTGGACAAGCGTCTGTACCAGCGTTGCATGCAGAGGGGGAAACGCCCCCTCTGTGATTCAGCTCAGTTCCGGGATATCGGCGTTCAGCGCTTTAGCGGTCTGCTCAATCAGGCGAATCGTCGCGGCATCCTGCGTCGCGCTTTCCTTGATGGCCATGTAGACGTAGTAGGGCACGGTAACCACTACGCCGCGAGGCAACTGATTGGGCACGCCGTTAATCATCACGTAAAGGTCACGGCTGTACCGTTCGTTATCCTTGAACAACTGAATGCGAACCATCTGCCGGGGATTCTCACCCTCATAATCATCTCCGGACGGAACCGCTTTGTCCTTGCCGGCCAATTTTGCGTTGGCCGCGGCGAGCTGCGCTTTGAGTTTCGCAATCTCGTTGCGGCTTTTGCGGTCAGAATCCTCCGAAGCCGGTTCGTCCGTTGCGGTTTCTTCCAAGATGGCTTTGTTGTCTTCTGCGGAAATGGTAGCGCTATCGGTCTTCTTCATTCAAGCCTTCTCCTTTCAGGACGGGCGCAGCGGAAAATTCCGCTACGCCCCGCAAACTTAGTTACTTTCGGCAACCAGACCCATGCTGGTCGTGTGCTCCACCCGCACCATGTACGCCTCAATCAGGCGCTCGGTCACCTTGGTGGCCTTCCAGCCCACGGACCCCACAAGGTTCAGCGCGTCCTTATAGCCAAGCGGTTTCACGACGTGCTGCAAGCCCATGTTGCTTACCTCGGTTGTGCCGTAAGCATTCATGGCCAGGAATACCGTGCAGTAGATCGCGCTGCCGTCCCGCCCCGCGCCGTAACCGCAAATCATGGCGTTTGCCGCAACGCTCTTGACGGCGGCGGTTACCACGAACTTCGCCGTGCCGGGATCGCCTGCGGTTACGCTGACCAGCGTCGCCTCGTTCCCGCCAACATACATCTTCACCGTGCCCGCCGCAATTTTCGCGGTCAGTTCCGCCGCCTGCGCGACGGTGATCGCCTCGTTGGTGAAAATGCTTGTGCTGCCGGTAGCGTCAAGTGCAGTTTTCAAGCTCATTCGGCACACGCCGTTCCCGGCGGAACCGAAGAAATATTCGGGGCCGATGATCTTGGCTTCCGTGGATTCCATGAAGCCGGCGTCATACAGTTTCCCGATAGAACCGTTGTAGATCTTGTCAGGGTTCACGTACTTCTGCGCTTCCAGCCATTCCTTGTTGCCCATCATATCGGCGATGGTGTCCGGGTGGATAATGCAGGGGTACAGGGCGTTGATCTTCTTGGCGTTGTTCCGCTTCAGGATGTTCACTGCCTTCCGGATCACAGAAGGGGTAAACAGGCAGTTGGCGTTGACATTCGCGCGGAGCAGGACTTCCGTTTCCACGTCGCTCACCACTTGAGGAGCGAACATCTTGTTGGTGCCGCCGCACACAACCTCGCGGGAAATGGTGTCCAGCGTGCGACCCGCCTGGCTGCCAAGCTCGACCGTCGCGCGCTCCACCACAGGGTCCATCAGCGTAGCCGACACCAAATCGGTGTAGGGCACAAAGTCGCCGTACTGCTGAATGGAAGCCGTCAGCGAGTGCATGGAGAGCTTGCTCCCGATCGGGACAACACCTTCCACGATAGGCGTCAACGCCTTGGGAAGGGGATCAAAGTACCGGAACTCAATCGTTTTGCCGCTTCCCGAAGGAATCGGGTACGAAGCGGCGTATCGGTCGTACAGAAGCTCAGGTTCCGCGAAATCGAGCAGCCGTTGATGGTAGTACGTTTTCATGCCATCGGAAAGCTCCGGGTTGGTGCTCTTGTTGAGCACATCGTCAAAAAGCCGCAGGTTCAGCCGAATCGAGGGCGCAAACCCCGCTTCAATGTCGATCATGGGCAGGATCATTTGGGTTTTCATAGACTTCCCTCCGTTTCTTTCTTCGGGAAGCCACCTACCGGTTACAGTTCAATGGCTTCCCCACGAAGCGCGCGGCGAGCAAGATCGTCGCGTTCTTCCCTTGTCAGTTTGCTGACGTCTTTTTTCAGGCTCGCCGGGGTTGTGCTGTGCAGCCCGTTTTCAGCCGGCCGCATTCCCCGCGCCCTGATGGTATCCAGCGTCTGCTGCTGGGTCATTTTGGCAATCATCCCGCTCGCGGCGGTGATTCTCGCATCCCGCTGTTCCGGGTGTACGGTTTCATAGGCGGTCTGAACGTCGATCAAGCCGCTTGCCATCAGTTTGAAAAACCGTTCCCCCGTCTGGGGGTCGTTCATCTCAGCCAGAAGATCCAGCTGAGGGTAAACCGCCTTGGCCTTCTCAGCCTGATCGTTCCATTCGGTAAGCTTCCGATCCCGCGCCTCGTCGCGTTGTCGGTCCGCTTCCTCCTGGTTGCGCCGGGCCAGCTCGGATTCCAGGGTCTTGACATGCTTGAGCTGTTCGACCGTCATGCCGCGTTCTTCGGCTTCCTGCTCGAAGTACGCGGTGTCCGATTCGATGGCCTTAAGGAGCGCGGGCACATCGCCGGGCTTTGTGCCGTATTTCCCCTCCAGCGCTTGCAGCACCGGGTTTACCTCGTTGAGCCGGGCTTCGGTGTGCTTGGCCGATTTGAAACGCGCGTCCAACTGCTTATTGAAATCGGCAGAGAATAAGTCCTTATTCTCCCCCTTGAATTTCTCATAAGCGGCGAGCCGCTCATCCCCCTTGTCTGTGCTCACCTGCGCGCCCGGGATTGCTTCGGCACTGGCATTCAGCCCGGTCGCGGCGCCTTCTGCCCCCGAGCTGGCCCCGGCGCCATCCCCCGCGCCACCGTCAAAAAAGCGAAGATTCAGCCTTAACATTTGTTTGTCCTCCTGCCTTTCGGCCTGCCGTCTTTCCGGCGTGTCCGTTAATTTGCCCTGATGGGCCTGCCGTCTTCCCGGCGTGTAACCTTATTCTTTCACATATTCCTGAAATTCGCGCCCCACCGACACGGAATCCGGATATTGATTTGCAAGCATCGCGCAACCAGACGCGATTCCGCTGAACAATCCCAATACCTGGGGGAACCCTTCGTCGGTCGCTACGATTTCAACCGACACTGCTCCGTCCCGCTCATTCATGCAGTTGTGCTTGACGCTTTGAATGTTCCCACGCTTGCTTTCGTCCATTACGCCCTGCATAAGCGTTTGGGCAAGCATGGACGCCGCCGCGCATACCAGGTCATTTCCCCCGGTTCTGGGCGCGTTGGCGTGTCCGGAGAAGGTTGCGATGAAATGCCGGTGATTCTGCCTGAATACGATCTTGGTCATGTTGCGCTCCTTTTCACTCTGGGTGTGCTTTGGGCGGCCGCCTGCTTTCGGGCATTCCCAACCTGCGTGTTTTTCGCGGTGGACAACGCGTCCCCCAACACATTGGTTTGCGTTTCAGCCCCGCCGCTGTTGTTGGGCTGTCCGGCGGACGCGATATACCCCTGAACGATGGACGCAATCTCCTGCGTGTAGTTTGTTTTGCCCGCCGAAAGCGCGTCCAACTGTTGCGCCATAGTAAGCGTAATCGGGCCAAGCTGCTGAATCGCCTCAAACAGCGTCCCGTTTTTCTGGATGGTTTCGCGCACCTGCTCGATACCCTCAAACTGCATCATGGAAAGGCACGCAAGCGCCTGATCGCTCCGGTCGGGGCTAAAAAACCCCATCCCGTACAGCTCCTTCGCCCGTTCGTTTTGCGCGACCGTCGAAAACGGGCTGGATTTCTGCGCAATCACCCGTATATCGAAGTATGGAACACGCTTTGCGTCGGGGGTCATCGGCGTGCCGATGTCTTGTTCCGCGATATTCTGCCCATTGAACTCGACAAACTTCATCTCGCCCTGCTTCCCGATGATCCGGAAGAATCGCGGCTCGTTGTAGAACTGCCGCATCAGGTCGATGCAGAAATAGCAGATATCCTGAAACGCCAGATAGCTGGAATTGATCTGGTCGCGCGACAGTTTGTTACCCGCCTCCTGTAATGCCGCGATGGCGCTCGCCGCCGTTACGCCGCTGGCTGTGCCTCCCTGAGAAAAATCCCGGTTGCCGCTGGTTTCTTTCAATTCGTCAATCTTTTGCTGCTTGAGCGACAGGAGGCTGCCGTCCAGCGCGGGCAGATTGATCGGGTAGAGCACATCCGCAGGGTTCCCGCTGCCCTCATACGTGATAATATCCCGCGTCCCGTCGCGGAACTCATCCATGTTGATGTTGATATCCCGACGCGCGAAGAAGCGCTGCCGGGCCGCCAGCGCGGCATGCTTGATGTACAGACTGTCCAGCTTGTCGATATAAAGCTGCGGGGATTTGCACACATCCACATAGCCAAACCCAACCGGCGTGCTTTCCTCCGGGAACAGCACGTCGATCACGAACGGGAACTTTCCGTGATCGTAGAACCCGCGTTCCCTGTATTCCGGGTCGTTTTCGGACGCATACAGGATTTCTCCGCACGTAAATTTGCAATAGTGCAGCAAAGTCTTGCCCGGAGCCGCCTTTTTGTAATACCAGTCCACGACCAAAACCTTATCGGAATTGTCAACCGGATCGTCCTGCCGATAGGGCTTGATGTCCATCACAAAACTGCGGATCGCCTGCGCTTTATCTGGATACTGCTGAATCAACGTATCCCGATCCGCCAGCTCCACATGAAACACATTCCGGCTCTCCTGAATATCCGAAATGCCGGGTTGCCATAGCAGATTGAGCGCGTCGATTTTGCGAATCGCAATGTCGCCCAGCCCGCCGTATTTGGCGTTGTCCCAGAAAATCCCGACCACCGAAAAACCGTTTTTGAGCTTGTACCACCATACGTCGCTGTAGGTGCGCTCAAAGCCGTTCTGATCCAGCACCGTTGGCAGGATGGAGGTCAGCATTTCCGCGTCCGGCTTGTCGCCCGCCTCGCGCGGCAACACAGTCGGCTCCGGGTAGTTGTCCATTGCGTCGGCATGCTTGTTGGCGAGGCTGTTAAACAGCCACGCCGATGTCGGTTCGGGGTCGCTGTTATTGGGCTTTCCGCCTGCCGGCTTGACAATCTGCTGCCAATGCCTGAGCCTGTACCAGCTCTCGTTATCGACGATCCTGCTTTTCAGCATCCCCCTGCCCGCCTCGTAACGCGCAAGAGTTTCCGTCGCGCCCTTAATCTCCTCCGGCCCAATCGGCGTGTCGGTATAGGCGCTTACGTCCTGTCCGAATCGTGAAGGCGCGTCAAAGCCAGCAGGCTGCATGGACCGTTGCGGTTTCTGCGCCGGCGGCATTGCCGTCGGCTGAGCCGGTTGCTGTATAGGCTCCCAGCCGTCGTCAGGCTGTGCCTTCGGCATCTGGGCTTTGACCGCTTCCACGGCTTCCGCGCCCTCTCCGGGAGCCATCCCTTGGGCGGCGGTCTGCGCGTCCGCCTGTACCGGCTTCTTGACCTTACGCTTCCCCTGCGGTTGTTTGTCCATTGCTGATACTCCCTTTCCGCCCGCTACCGGGCATAGAACTCATACGGGCTGATGTAGCGGACATCATCGTCCGTGTCCAACGGGCTAATTGGCTTCGGCGCCGCCTGCGCAATCTTCGGCGGAACAATCGGGTTGCGCATGCACATGTATCGGATTTCATCCGCGATGTGGTCCTCGCCCTCCGTGTCCAGGTCCTCCACCTTGTGATCGTCGTAGATCAACCCGGTGAGGGTGCGAATCGTGTCCTTGCAGGTGTTGAAAATGTATAGCTGAGGGCGGCCGCCCTCGTCAAACGCCAACCGGTAATGCACCTGCATCCATCCGGGGATCCGCGCGTGGTTGCCAGGCTCGAAATATATCCCTTGCCTTGCCGCCATATCCGCGATGGTTACGCCGTTCTCGTCGCGGCTGCCATCCCATATGGCAGGATCCGCGATGCCGGATACACGTAAGCCCTTGAGCAGCGGAGATTCCTGCTCAATCCGCTTGATCTCCGCGAACACCTTGTTAGGCGGCCATTTCAGCCCCTCGTTAGGCTCGCGGCCACACCCGTACAGCTCAGCAATGCGGTATAGCGTCCCGCTGGGCGCGACTGCCCACCACCCGCATGAGAAGGGTCGGGAACTCCCCCAGTCAAACGACCGGAATCGCGGCCAGTCGCGCGGAATAGGGAACGGCTTGATGACGTGCGTAAACAGGTGCGTGTCGTAGCCCTTGGGATCGTCTGTGAACTCCTCAAAAAACTGGCCCTCAAACACGTTCCAATCGCCGTACAGCCACGCACGCTTGAGTTTTTCCGGCAGGGCTGCGAGCTGCGCCTTATACTCCGGCTGTGCGGCCATGAGCGCCGTGTTATCGTCTACAAACGACTGGATAAAACTGTATTCCTCCGGATTTTCATCGGGCTTGAATTTCCGGTCAATAAATATGCGCTTTACCCACGAATGACCAACCCCACCGGGGTTAAATGTAAGGTAAATTCGTTTTGGTAGGCCGTTTGTGCCACGGATACACGCCTTTAGAACCTGAAAAACGATCTCCATGTACTGCGTAGCCTCCTCCAGAAATATGACATCGTACTCCGCGCCCTGGTATCGATCCAAGTCCTTGTCCGCATCGCAGTAGCCGAACTCTATGGTGCTACCGTTTGGGAAGGTATAAATTTTGTCTTGGGAGTTGTATCGTGCGTATTTATTGGACAACAGCGCCCGCAAAGGGTCGATGTGATTGCGCTTCAGCTCGTTGAATGTCTTGCGCACGATCAGTATTTTGATTCCCGCATACTGCTCGGCCAGCAGAACCGCCTTGGTTCTTGCACCCCAGCTCTTACCGCCCCCACGAGCACCGCCATACCCGATGTATTTATGCCGATCTAAAAACAATACCATCTGCTTCGCATTGGGCGATTGCAGCGTCAACGTGCTCATTTGCTGGCCTCCTCTGCGCTTTCGCCGTGCTCAAAGCGGATCAGTAAGCCTTCGCCATCTCCATCATGCTTTTCATCCGCGTCAACGTGCATCACGTCCCGCAGGTCTTTCAGCGCGGACGCAATGCGCTTAGCGTCGGACGTATTGATTATGGATTCGCCCGGCACAGCGATTTCCTCCGTGTCCTCCACCAGCCGTTTGACCCCACCGCCACAATCAATAACATTGTCGCCCTTACGCTTAACGACTGTGTACGCACCGAGCTGCCGGGATGCCTGATGCAGTTTGTCCGCCAGGTCATCCCCGATTGCCATGAGGCGCGATAGCCGCTCAACCTCGTTTTTGGCGGAAAGTGAAACTATTTTTTGTTTCACTTTCTTTTCAACTTTGATTCCCACCGCGGCGCGTTCCGCCGTCCATTTTTCCTTCATCGCACGCTTGCTGATGGCTGAAAACGTCACTCCGTATTTATCGGCCAATTCACGCATCGTGATCGACGTGCTGATATAATCCGCTTTGACTGCCATCCAGTCCGTCTTGGACACGCCAATCACCTCGCTCCGTGCAATTCCAGTGTATAGCACCCGTCGGTTTTTCCGCGCCCTGCCGATGTTTCACTCGTGTTTCAAAGATTTTCTCAAATTTCCACGAAATGGGTATTGACATATGCACAACGCTATGCAATAATAGGAGCAAGAAAACTTGCCGCAGGCGGGATAAGCCGCCGGGCAATGGAGGTAAGTATGTACGGAGTATCAAGCAGCAATGGTCAGGTTGAATACATCGTCCGCTTTGAAAGCGACGAGGATGCCCAGAAATGGCTTGTGACCGAGGAAAATGACTTCCGTACCCGCGAGTTGCTTACCGAGGACGAAGTCCTCGATCAGTACGGCGACTGGTATCGGGACATTGCAGATGATCACAGCCACCCGCGCGACTGGGCAGGCGCAAGCCTCGCGGACGTAACGCCGGTGTGGCCGGATGGAGTACGCTGATGATGGGGGAGAATCGCATCACGCTCGCAGAGTACGCCGATCTCATCCATCGTGATCGTTCCTGCGTACTGCGAAAAGCTCAAAAAGGCGACTTTCCAAGCGCAAGGCGTGAAACCATAGGCGGTTACAAAATCTGGACTATCGACAAATCAGAACCCTATATCGATAAAAGAAAAGGCCCCCGATAACGCGGGGCCCTTTCTTTCACTCATCTGTGTGATTGTTCCGGTCTATCAACCTGGCATATGGGCACTTTGCATACTCGTAGGTTTCGCAATACCCGTTCATCCATTTTTCCAGCTCGGCGAATTTTATGAACGCCACGATGTTCTCCATGTCCCGCGTCGCGCCTTCGCACCTGATTTCTGCACGATGCGTTTCTAACCGGCGCAACCGTCGGTAGTATGGGCATATTGCCCGCGCATCACCCGGTTCATTGCCCATGTGGATCATCCACCTCCTGCGCGTTCTCGGCGCACACGGGCAACATTTGGGCGATGATTTTCCGCGCATCCCGTATGCCGTGCGCGTACTGCCGGTTGCCTATCGCGGCGCATGTCTGATGCTTGTCTAACTGATAATCAATGCGGGCAATAACATCATACGCCGCGTCCCGCTCGGCGGTCAGGCGGGCAATTTCCGCGCTGGCCTTAGCCGCGGCAATAATAATCCGCTCATGATCCTCGCCATGGTCTGGGAAAAATTCTGAAAGGCTCATGGATACACCAATTTCCGCTTGCACATGTCGGCCTAGTGAATCTTTAAGCCGCTCATTCTCCTTCATCGCCGCTCCCAGCGCGTCAAGGGCGGCTATTCCGTCGTTCGCAAATTGTTTAAGTAGCGTAATCGAGCACGTCTGTGCATCATCATCAAGCGCAATGGCTTTTTGGCACACCTCCCGCTGCTGGGCAATCCACTCCTGATTGATTTCCATGCTCAGCCCTCCTCTCGTATTCGCCGGTAATATGGGCATATTGCCCGCGCATCACCCGGTTCATTGGCCATGTTCGCACCGTCCTTTCTCAATCCGCTCCACCGTCCGCCACCCAAAACAGCATCCCTTGCAGCGGTAGTACCGCCATGTGTTACCATCCGCTTTGCGCTCCGTGCTGTACACGTATCCCCGCGCGCCGCATTTTGGGCACATCATGACGCGTTCGCCTCCTTCAGCGCGTTTTTCCGCGCGCTCTCAATCCTGGCCTTTAACGCGTCCATCAGGGCATCCTGTACATCCCGTTTGCCCTCCAGCGCGTCGGCCACGTCCATATCCATGCCATCAACCACCAGCAGCCGGTGCACGATCACGCTATCGGCTTCCTGCCCCTGCCGGTGGAGGCGCGCGTTTGCCTGCTGATACAGTTCCAGCGACCAGCTCAGCGTGTACCAAATCACATGATGCCCTCCGGACTGCAGGTTCAACCCGTATGCGCAGCTGGCCGGGTGCGCCAGCAGCACATCGATCTCGCCGCGGTTCCAGGCGTCCGCGTCGGCCTGTTCGGCGGTCTTTGTGTCGCGGCGGCGTAGGCGGCCTCGATGGCCTGTTGCTCGGTTTTCCCATTCCCCCACGATGTAGATGCGCCGCATATGCACACAAAATGACAATACCAATCGTTTTCATCCATGGGATCAGAGATAGCGCTTATTGACATTTTCTTCCCGCACCGGCAGATCACCGGCTTGCGTTCGTCACTCATTTGGCTTGCCCTCCTGTCGTCTTAATTCGCGTGGAAGCGTTGTCCCAATTTTCCAAAGTATCCGAATAGGCAATTCAATTATGGCGTT